ATTATAAAAAAGTTGCTAAAATGAAAGTCAAGTATATGTTTGGTCACTTTGAGTTACCTTACTTCAAGATGAATGCAATGGTAGAGATGCCGGACCACGGAGGCATCAATGATAAAATGCTGAGTGGTCCTGAGTATGTGTTTAGTGGACACTTCCATAAACGTCAATACAAAAACAATATACACTACATTGGTAATGCCTTCCCACATAACTATGCAGACGTTTCAGATGATGAACGTGGTGCTATGTTCTTGACATGGGGCGAAGAGCCAGTGTATGTAAATTGGAGTGAATGTCCTAAGTATAGAGTTTTTACACTTAAAGAATTACTTGACGATCATGAGAATCTACTTGACAACTATACGTATGCTCGTGTAAAATTAGATATAAGCATTAGTTACGAAGAAGCAACTTTTATTAAAGAAAAGTTTGCTGAACAATACAATGTTAGAGAATTACAATTACTGCCTATCAAAGAAGAGGAAAATGAATTTGAAGGTGGTGAGATTAAATTTGAAAGTGTTGATCAAATTGTTATCAGTCAATTGGAAACTATTGAAAGTAACACAGTTGATAAACAAAAACTTATTAATATCTATAATGGTTTAGAAATTTAGTATGCTGAAAATTAAAAATGTAAGTGCCAAGAACTTTATGAGTATTGGTGCTCAAACCCAGGCAGTGAATTTTGGTGATTGTCAACTTACATTAGTACTTGGTCATAACTTAGACTTAGGTGGTGATGGTAGCAGAAATGGTACTGGTAAGACTACTATTATTAATGCACTAAGTTATGCATTGTATGGTGACGCTCTTACAAACATTCGTAAAGATAATCTCATAAACAAAACAAACGGTAAACAAATGATTGTTACTGTTGATTTTGAAATTGATGATGTATCATATAGAATTGAACGTGGACGAAGACCAAACACACTAAAGTTTTTTATTAATGGCAACGAACCAGATGATGGAGAGCAACAAGGTGACAGTAGAGAAACACAAAAAGAGATAGAAAAGATAATAGGCTTTCCGCATGAGATGTTCAAGCAACTTATTGCACTGAACACTTACACAGAACCTTTCCTCAGTCTCAAAGCAAACGATCAACGTGCAATGATTGAGCAGTTGTTGGGTATTACAGAACTGTCATTAAAAGCAGATGTACTCAAAGAATTGTTAAAGCAAACAAAAGACAACATCAAAGAAGAAGAAATAAAAATTACTGCAATTACAAATAGTAATGAACGTATAGAAAAAAATATTACTGAGATTGAAAGTCGTAGTAGAGCATGGACTAAAACTAAAGAAGATAAAGTTGCAGACATGCAAACATCAATTGACACCCTAGAAGAAATTGATATTGAGCTAGAGATTGAAAATCACAAAGCAAATGCTGTTCTCAAAGAATCTACAGATATGAAAACAACATTACAAACAGAGTGTGAGCGTATCTCAACATCATTAATACGCAGTAATAAAAAATTAGAAACATTAAAGGGTAACTTACAAAAAGCCAAAGAGGGCGTATGTCCTGCATGTGAACAAAGTACAGCACATTTAGACACACACGAAGAATACACTAATGGACTAATCAAAGAAATTGATGAAGAAAATGTGTACAACGAAGAGCTTGTTGTTAGACAAAAAGAAGTAGAAGATGCCGTTGCTGAAGTTGGTGATTTGCCAAATGAAGTTGATACGTTCTACAACACATTAGAAGATGCTTTGTCTCATAAACACAATCTCGATACACTAAGAACTAACCTCGATGAAAAAATACAAGATGTTAATCCTTACGATGAGCAGGTACAATCTCTCAAAGACTCTGGGTTACAGGAAATTAGTTTTGAAAATATAAACGAGTTGACTTTCTTAAAAGAGCACCAAGAATTCTTATATCAATTGCTAACAAGCAAGGACAGTTTTATTCGTAAACGTATTATCGACCAGAATATTGCATACTTAAATCATAGGTTAGCATACTATTTAGACAAGATTGGACTACCTCATGATGTGAGATTTGCGAGTGATTTAAGTGTCGAAATAACAGAATATGGTCGCGACTTAGATTTTGATAATCTAAGCAGAGGCGAACGTAATCGACTTATTTTGAGCCTAAGTTGGGCATTTAGAGACATATATGAGAGCCTAAATAGGCCTATGAATCTGCTGTGTATTGATGAATTAATTGATAGCGGAATGGATAGTATGGGTGTAGAGAACAGTCTTGCAATTCTCAAAAAGATGAACAGAGAACAAGGCAAAAACATTATGTTGATCTCACACAAAGAAGAACTAGTTGGTCGTGTAAACAACGTGCTCACAGTAATTAAAGAGGGCGGATTTACATCATACAACACGGACACCGAGTATGTCGAATAATGTTTTTAGAGAAGCACCAACTAGCTCAAGACTAACCATTTATTTTGATGACAATCACAACGGCGATGGTTTATCAACACTCGAAGACTACAAAGCAATATTTGATAAACATTTTATAGGAACACAATTCCAAGATGTAATGGAATGGTGTTCTGGTCCAGCATTTGTAGGTTTTACATTTTTAGCAGAAGGCCTGTTTCGAAACTTGGTTTGTGCAGACATTGAGGCTGATGTAGAACGCAGTATTAACAAAACACTGGAACATAAACCAAATTATAACCACAGAGTAAAATTTATTCACAGTGATTGCTTTGATAACATAGATCAAAAGTTTGATCTCATTGTGGGTAACCCGCCACATTTTATTGACGACAGTTCTCAAGAATATAAAACATTTTTGAAAAGAAACATAGATCATAAATCTGAATATGACTGTGACCGCACAGCAATAGATTGGGATTGGTCAGCACATAAAAAATTCTTTCGACAAGTGCGACAACATCTCAAGCCAGGTGGCTATGTTATACTAAATGAAAATGCACAAGGTGCAACAGAAGAAACATTTGAAGAAATGATTGCAGAATCTGGTTTGCAGAAATATGCTGTTCATGTTAGCACAAACCCATCCAGACCGTTTTACTGGTACATGATCTTGAAAGGTTGATAAATTTATGTATGTCTTATTGGATTTATGAAGGAAAACAAATCAACGAATTACCGGAAGGTTGCGAAGCATTTGTATACTTGATAACTAATAAAAAGAACGGCATGAAATATGTTGGTAAAAAACTAGCAAAATTCAAAACAACTAAACCACCACTAAAAGGAAAAAAGAACAAACGCAGAGGCACTAAAGAAAGTGACTGGCGAGAGTACTGGGGTAGTTCAGATCATCTCAAAGAAGATATTGCCAAGTATGGCGAAAGCAACTTTATCAGAGAAATATTGTATATTTGTCCTAGCAGAGGGGTAGCAAGTTACCTTGAAGCAAAAGAACAATTTGACAGAGAAGTACTTCTTAATGATGATTATTACAACGGAATTATAAACGTTAGGGTAGGTGGTTCAAAAATCTTACGAGAAGCATTAGACAAGTTATAACTATAACTTGCAGGGCACATACAGACACCAAGTCATACTCTCTAGACACCAAGTCTTTCACAAACATAAACAGCACATAAGGTTAGCAGGCCGGTTATAAATTCTGCTGTGGAAAAACTGATGAAAATGTAATCAGACACGTACACACTGAGACACACCCACTGGTGTTAAGTATTGGTGTTGGTTGAATGCTGTCAATCGAGAACCACAATGTTCATAAAAACTGTACAATTAGGAACGAGCGTACAGATAGTACACTTTGGTGTATGACGTCGACGTAGGTTGGGAAAGGTCAGAGCCCATTGAACAGTGTAAATACCTACTTCCAGTCAGGCTGATAACACTCACGTGAAGCCAAATTTTTTTTTGATGGAACCTTAACTGGTTCCGTCTGACCTCAACATCTACGTGAAACTGAAATGTTCTTTCTTCGAAAGAAATTTCGAACAAATGAATGAGTGAAGTGAAACGAACGAATGAATGCAGTTAGAAAAGGCCTTTAGGCCTTATTACTATTAAAGTTCTTCTTGGATACCTTTACCGGACTTGAGTCTATTATAGTTATTGATAGTTTTGACTGCTAGGTTTCTCTCCTTAACAGTCATTTGATGTGCATCAGTCCAAGATATACTACCACCTGAGTAGATGGCAATTTCGATGAGGGATTTTTCTAGTTGATCTGCTTCTGAGCGTAATCGATTTAATAAGCCAACGATTTCCTCAGATGTTTGTGTTGCTAAGAAGCGGTGAAAAAATTTACAGGATCAAAGTTTATCTCCTGTTCAAATTGATTTTCACATTTTTCACACTCTAGTAAAATTGACTTATTAACACCTTTGGCATTAACAACAGCAATTTCTTCTTCAATCTTTCTACCAATAGCAGAATCACAGTTTTCCATAAACTCTCTGATGGATGTTGAGTCTGTTACAACAAACTCGTCACCCTCAGCATCTTTGCCTTTGATACTAGCAACACTGTCAACCATTAGGTCAAAATTAAGTGCGGCAATTTGCACAAAGTTTGTGTTAAATGCTTTTAACTGTTCTAATTCATCTGTTATGGTTTGAATGCTTTGTAAACTTCTTGTGGTTTGGAAATTGGCAATACCTGCTTTAACAGAACTTTCGTAAGTGAAAGGTCTCACTTCTATTACTAGTCCGTTGTCAGTGTCAAAACTGTATGTTTCTTCTAATGTGGTCATGCTTTCTAATGCAGACTCAATGCTACCCACTGCTGAAACTTCTTCACCACACTCTGGGCATTTGGCATTAACATCAACTTCGTCGCCGTTGGTTGCCCCTTGCATAGCAATTAACAATGTGTCAACATCGTTACTCAAAAGTTTTCTAGGTTGTTTAACAGCCGGTACACAACTTTTAATAACCTGTGCTACTGCTTCACCGTTGAGCAATGCATCAGGATTCTTCATGATCATTTCATCTTTAGATGTCATGGGAAATATTGGTAATTCGCCATTCTCTGGCATTTCGATGATGTCTTCAGAATAAAATTTGCCCATCGAAGGCAATGATGTGTACAGTTTAGGCGCTCGGTAAAAGCCCTGTAATGGATTTGACGTTTGTGCCATATTAAAACTCCAGTTAATTATTTCGATAAATACACTAATAAAACAGTGATTTATACACAAAGGTATTTATCACCATAAAAACATGTGTTAATGGATTTTTTGAATGGCAGGTAAAACCACAGTTAATATACCAGGAGAAGACGGCAGAGATCGCGAGGTAACCTTACCTGAATATGCCATGGATTCCACTCTGAGGGATTTGGTCAAAGCAATGGCCGGACTTGCTGGTATCAGTGAAGAAACCAAAAAGGCCATGGAAAAACTTGGCCGTGACACAAATGAAAATTTCAAAGGGCAAACCAAAGAAGACAGAGATCGCGAAGCGTTAGCACAAAAGCAACTGGACAGTCTAAAAAATCTCAACCAAACAGTTGAGCAAAACAACAGAGACGATGCAAAAGATGCTGGTATATTAAAAGAAGCATTTAGTAACACTGCTGGCATAATGAAAAATCTATTCTTGGGTGCTGTCAGCATGGCCAGTACTGCACTGTATAACTTGGTTAACACAGGACATGCCACTGGATCAGTATTAATAGACTTAAACAGACAAGGTGTGCTGTTTGGCGAAACAATTGATGGCTTACCTTTTAATGAAGCATTTACTTCGTTCACTCGATTGGGAATGTCAGCCACTAGTGCAGGTGGATTGATAGGAGACTATTCACGTGTTGTTGCAACACTTGGTGTAAAAGCAATAACTGATCACAGTCTTGCATTAGGCAGAGACACTAAACTAGGTTCTAAATTTGGTATGACCATGAGAGAACTCACAGAGTACATGGCTGATGAATTGGAAATAAGACAATCAATGGGTATGATTGAAACCCTTGATGCAATGAGGACACAACAAAGTGCTAAAGAACTTTTTGAAAGCCAAATGCAATATTCTCAGGTACTTGGTACTGCTATAGAAGATTTACAAAAAGCATCAGATGCCACATTTGATGACCCTATGTTCCAAACTGCTATAGCCAGACTTGATTTACTTGGCGAATCAGCAGAAGGCTTTACTAACACCTTGAGAAAGAGCCAATCACAAATGGCCGCCATGGGCGTAGACTCAAAACTCATTGACGAAATTGGCAAGCAGATGTTTGATATCACTGCTTTCTACAGTGATTCGGGACAAGCATTGTTTAGTGCATTTGCTTCAACCGGAACAGCGGCTGGTGATGAGGTTACTGCAATGATGGCTGACATTAACAGTCTTGTTGCCCTAGGTGACGAGGCCTCTATAAAAAAAGCCGAGGAATTATTAGCAGGAATGCCAGCCAAAATGAGTGAAAGTATTGCAGATATGGGCCCAGAAGGCATTGCAAGTTTCAGGTTAGTTGCACAGGAAGTTGGCGGCGAGATGGGTGCCGCAATGATGTCTAGTCTTAACTCTATCAGACTGTTTAATAAAAGAATGAAAGAGGCAATGCCTGATAAAGACAGCAGAGACAAGTTTCTCCAAAACGAGTTTGCTAGGTTAGCACAGGCCTCAGCCGCATTTGACAATGCCAAAAATGGTATCAATGGTGCAATGGACACTGTTCGAATGGCTTTCACTGGAATGTTAAGTGGTCCTGCATTAGCATTACAAAATTTCATGACAAGTTTTTCACTTACACTTATAGAAAGAAGTGACGATATTAGTAAGGCTATTAGTAAATTAGTAGAAAAGTTTTTTCCAGAACTAGAAGATTCTGCTCTTTCTATAAGTGAAAAACTTTCTAAAATAGCCACAGATAATATAAATTCTGCAATTGACTCAGTAATTGAATTCATGAACAGTATCTCAGCAGAAGATGTAAAAGACACTATTAAAGGTATAGAAGATTTTGGTATTGCTGTAATAGACACATTCAATGTTCTTCTAGATGGCGCAAAAATGCTTTCAAGTTTCTTTACCAGTTCAATGTTTTCAGACGATGCAAGTTTTTGGCTTAAAGGTGCTGAATTATTTGCCAAAGTATTTGGTGTAGCACTTGCCGCACAAATGGTAGTGACAGGCGCTAAAAAAGCAGGCGGCTTTTTAATGGATAAGGCAACCGGAGGTGGTTCAGGTGCAGGTGCAGTAGCAGGTGCCGGTTTAGGTAAATCTGCCGCAGGCGTCAAGATGTTTGGTAAAGCACTAGCAGGTTTCCCAGCCATGGCAATTGCTGGTGCGATGAAGTTAGGACTCGCCATTGCAGTTATTGCCGGCGCAGTAGCCGGTTCTGCATGGCTGTTAGGTAAAGGCCTAGGATCAATGGCTGAAGGATTTGCAAAGTTCAATGACATTGATGGCATGAACTTATTAGCAGTAGGTGGCGGCTTGATTGCTCTCAGTGCAGGCATGTTAGCATTCGGTGCAGGTGCAGTTGTGGGTGCTGTTGGAAATATTTTAGGCGGCATGCTAGACGGACTAAACGAACTGTTTGGTGGCGACAGCATTTTTGATAAACTTAAAACATTTGGCGAGATGGATCTCAACACTGCTGGAATCAAAAACAATGCTGAAGCAGTAGCGGCATATGGCACAGCAATGAGCAAAATTGGTGCTGGAACTTCCGGTGCATCATTTGGCAATTTAATTGGCGGTCTCATGGACGGGTTGAATCAATTCTTTGGCGGCAAAACACCATTTGAAAAAATGGAAGAGTTTGGCAAAAAAGAGTTTGACATAGAACGTATCAAAGAAAATGCCACAGCATTTGCAGTCTTTGGTGAAGCACTTAATACCGCTAGTAAAGCAAACTTTGACAATCTAAATGACATTGGCGACATCATGGACGATGTCAATGATGAACTTGAACATCTCAGTGATACTAAGAAAATTGATCCAGTAGGACTTAAAGGCAATGCAGAAGGACTTAAAGTATATGCAAGTGCATTAAGAGAACTTGCTAGAATTGACCCTTCCAAAATTGCACAACTAGGCGGTGCAATCGAATCTCTACATGAGGCTCTGCAAAGGACTACCAGTGGACCAGGTTTATTAGAAGCATTTAATCAAGTTGCTGGACAAAGTTTAGATGCAGTTGCTTCATTATTATTCTCTCCTTCTTCAGAAAGTCCTAGCACTGAAGCAATGACTAAAGCCAGCACAGATGGCACTGAAGACAGCAAAGCAAGTACACAAACACCAATGATTATGGCAGAAATCAATCCGGAGCAGTTAAAACAACTTAAGAAAGTACTTGATTCGATTGATAGTAAAACAGTGGCGTAATCACTTCTATTTCTAAATACTTGACAATCCTGATAAATACTGCTACAATAGTTAAAAATATGGATCTTATATGAGTTGGAGAAAACATTTTACACCTGTAGACAACAGTGGTTTACCACTTAATGTACAGGGTTCTGGGTCTAGCGAAGGACCTGGTTTTGGTGCTAACCAATTAAGCAGTTGGTTGCCTGAAGTTTATAGTGGTTCTCCTAACAGGCTCATGCGTTATCTACAATACGATAACATGGACACTGATACAGAAATCAATGCCGCACTTGACACTATTGCAGAATTTGGTACACAGGAAGATGAACAATCTTCTTTACCATTTACTGTCAATTATATGACAGATCCAAGTGATACAGAAAGTAAAATCATTGATAAGACTTTAACACAATGGTGTAGTCTTAACAATCTCTATAAAAGAGCCTTCCGCATATTCCGTAATACTATTAAGTATGGCGATCAAGTGTTTATCAGAGATCCTCAAACATATGAGTTGTATTGGGTTGATCCTGCTAATGTTGAAAAAGTGATTGTGAATGAAACAGAAGGCAAAAAGATTGAAACATATTTTATTAAAAATCTAGATCCTATTTTCCAAGAGCAAATTGCAACAGATGCAAGTGCATTACATCAGAGACCATATGGTAGTGGACAAGGCATTGCTGGCATCATGAACCCAGTAAATCCAAATTCAGGTGGTTCATATAGTGCAGGTGCAATGGATGGAGTTGATCAAGGTATTCCAGTTAGTGCTGAACACATAGTACATGTCAGTTTAACAGAAGGCATGGATTCAAGTTGGCCTTTCGGTATCAGCATACTAGAGCCTATCTTTAAGATATTCAAGCAAAAAGAACTATTAGAAGATTCAATTATTATATACAGAGTGCATAGAGCACCTGAAAGACGTGTGTTCTTTATTGATGTTGGTAATATGCCACCACATAAAGCAAGACAGTACTTAGAACAAGTAAAATACGAAGTACAACAAAAACGTGTTCCTGGCAAAAATTCACAAGGACAAAGTGTTGCAGACAGTGCATATAATCCAATGAGTATGTTGGAAGATTATTTCTTTGCACAAACAGCAGACGGCAGAGGCAGTAAAGTAGACACATTGCCGGGCGGTGAAAATCTAGGACAAATTGATGATTTAAGGTACTTTAACAATAAACTTCTACGTGGTTTACGTATACCAAGCAGTTACTTACCTACAGGACCAGATGACGGTTCCGCGACTTATCAAGATGGTAAAGTAGGTGTTGCATTTATACAAGAATTTAGATTTGCCAAGTATGTAGAACGTTTACAAAAACAAATACAGGAAGATATTGACAGAGAATTTAAGATGTATCTCAAATACAGAGGTATAGAAATTGATTCCGGTAATTTCTTCTTAGAATTTAACAAGCCAATGAACTTTAGCAGTTACAGAGAACTGCAAATTGAAGCAGAACGAGCAACTCTGCTTAACAATGTTATGAATGTACCATTCTTAAGCAACCAATTCAAACTCAAGAAGTATTTAGGCTTGTCAGAAGACGAAATTAGAGAAAATGAAGAGCTATGGCGTCAGGAAAATGATGTACAGAAGTTCGAGTCCATGCAAACAGACAGTACCGGAGCATCATTATCGAGTATTGGCATAAGACCTGAACCAAATGTTGACGTAGATGTTGATGCAGACTTACCAACAGATGCATTACCAACAGATCCTGGAATGGAAGCCGGCTTAGATTCGTTGGCGGCACCAGATACACCGCCTACAGGGGGAACAGTATAATGAGATTAGATGAATTTTATAGTCCAGAAGAAGACAATAAAGACAAATTAAAGCAAACTGACACCAGAAAGACCCGTTTAACGTTAGAACAACTAAATAAACTACGTAAAGTAAGGGACATGAAGGAAACAGAAGAAGTTGAACATCAAAAATTTGTTCGTAAAATGTATTCTGCTCCTGCACAACCTGCTACAATATAAAAACACTGTTTTAAGTGGTACTTTTCTGTAAATAAATAGAATATAGTCAGAATCACTTCAAAAAACACCCATTTTACCCACATATATCTCAAAACACATAAGTAATAGTAAGTATTAGGTACTGAAATGTGCCTTATTCTATAACAATGTTATGGAAGTTTGAACATTTATACTAATTGGAGGCCACAAATGTCAGAATCAAACAAATTAGAGCAGATTCTCGAACTCCTTCTTGCAGAAGAAAATGAAAAAGCAGAAGAGCTTTTACATGAGTACGTTGTTTCTAAAGCTCGTCAAGAATATGAAAAAGTTTTAGACGAAGCAACAGAAGAAGTTGATGAGTCTGAAGAAGAATCAGTAGAAGAAGCAACCGAATCAGAAGAAGAAGCAGTCGAAGAGGCTGAAGAGTCTGACGAAGAGGCTGTGGAAGAGTCAGAAATGGAAGCAATCGATCAAAGTCAAGACTTTGAACAAGAACTTTCAGCAGACGAAGAAGAAATTGACGCAGAAGAAAACGGTTTTGCAGAAGAAGAAGGCGATGACGAAGAGCCTAAAGGTGAAGAAGACTTAGAAGACAAAGTTGACGACCTAGAAGCAGAACTTGAAGATCTACGTGCAGAATTTGAAAAATTAATGTCAGACGAAGACGGCGACGATGCAGAAGAAGTTGACATGGAACCTGAAATGGACGGTGAAATGGATATGGAAGATGAAATGGAATCCGTTGAATATGACATCGAAGAATCAATTGAAGACGAAGTTGTTGAAGAAGCAACTAAGTTAAGCGATTCAGTAGCAGAGCCTAAAGGCGGCGAAGCAGACAGTAATGAATCACCTTTTTCAAAAGCACCTAAGAAAACATCAGTAGCAGGCGCAGGTTCACCTGTAAAAGCAAAAGATGGTAGCGACGGTGTTAAAGGCGAATCAGCAAAAGATCACACACCTTCAGACAACATTAAAGTAGAGCCTAAAAAGGCTTAATTGTTAAAGGGGTAGCAATCAATGGCTATACGTAAACTTTATGAATATATGAGCCCGGACCATGCTGGTCTGAGACTTATTGAATCCGAAGATGGCAAAGACTTGTTTATGCAAGGTTTGTTTATTCAGGGTGAAACAAAGAATCAAAACGGTCGAGTATATCCTAAAGGTGAAATTGAAAAAGCCGTTGAGAGCGTTAGAAACAGATTAAGTAAAGGTGAAACTGTTTTGGGAGAATTAGATCACCCAGAAGAGCTTCAAATTAATCTTGATAGGGTAAGTCACATCATCACAGATATGCATTGTGATGGTAGTGATGGACTTGGTAAACTAAAAATTATAGATACACCAATGGGAAAAATTGCAGAAAGCCTGTTAAAGGCAGGTGCTAAATTGGGCGTAAGTAGTAGAGGCAGTGGTAATGTTAATGAATCTGGTAAAGTATCAGATTTTGATATAGTTACTGTTGATATTGTGGCCCAGCCCAGTGCGCCAGATGCATATCCAAAGACTATCTATGAAAGTTTATTTAACATGAAAGGCGGTGCAGTACTATATGATACAGCACAGGCCGTCACACACGATAATAGTGCAGAAAGACATCTAATGAAGCAAATCACTAGTTTCATTAGAGAATTAAACTTAAAGTAAGTAGGAGACTACTATGGCAGTGACATTTAACGAACTACTTGAAGGAACAGAGCTTTCGGAAGAAGTGCGCGGTTCTATTCAAGAAGCCTGGAATAGCAAACTGTCAGAAGCAAAAGAGCAACTAACTGCTGAACTTCGTGAAGAATTTGCCCAAAGATACGAGCATGACAAAAGTCTAATCGTTGAAGCAATGGACAATTTTATTACGACAAAAGTAACAGCAGAAGTTGAAGAACTTGCAGAAGATAGAAAAGCTCTTGCAGAGCAACAAGTTAAGTATCGCAAGGCTGTAAGTGAACATGCTAAACTACTTGACAAATTTGTAACTCAAAAAGTTGCAGAAGAAGTCAAAGAATTACGTGCTGACCGTGAAAGGGTTGCAGAACACGTTACTAAACTAGATGGTTTCGTAACTGAGCAACTCGCAGAAGAACTTTCAGAGTTCCACGAAGACAAAAAAGCATTAGTTGAGCAGAAGGTCAAAATGGTTAGAGAAGGCAAGAAGCAACTTGCTGAAGCCAAAAAAGACTTTATTAGTAAAGCCGCTGACAAAGTTGAAAACGTTGTCAACAAGGTTATTACTAACGAAGTTAAATCTTTCCGTAATGACATCACATCGGCCCGCGAAAATGACTTTGGTCGTAGAATCTTCGAAGCATTTGCAACAGAATATGGCGTGAGCTATTTGAATGAATCAAATGAAGTTAAGAAGGTTCAGAAGACATTAGCCGAAATGGAAACTAAGTTAAGAGAATCAAGTGAGAAACTTGAAGAGAAATCAGAAAGTGAAAAACTTGTGGAATCTAAATTAAGAATAGCAGAAGACAAGTATGCTCGTAAAGAGAAACTTAGCGAACTGTTAGCACCATTAGGCAAAGAGAAGAAAGAGATTATGTCTGACCTACTCGAAAGTGTTAAGACAGAGAACTTAGAGAAGAAATTCGATCAGTATCTCCCATCTGTTTTAGATGGCGAAACACCAAGAGTTAAAAAGACGTTAACAGAATCAGTGACAAAAGAACACACTGGAAATAAGAAGGCACCTGCAACAGCAGAGGCCAATGACAGCACGGAAGTTGTTGAAATAAACACTATCCGTAAACTAGCCGGACTTTCAAATTAATAGGAGTTAAGAAATGGCAAATTTATTTGAAAGCAACTGGTCCGCAACCAAAGAAGCATTGATGGAAGGCCTTAGTGGTCAACGTCAAAAGACTATGGATGTGGTACTCGAAAACGCAAAGCGTCAATTGTCAGAGGCCGCAACCACAGGTGCTACAGGTGCAGGATCAGTCGCAACATTAAATAAGGTAATGTTACCTTTGATCAGAAGGGTTATGCCTTCAGTGATCGCAAACGAACTTGTTGGTGTACAACCAATGAGTGGTCCAGTAGGACAAATCCACACACTAAGAGTCCGTTATGCGGAATCAGGTGGTGGTGCAACAGCAGGTGATGAGGCTCTAAGCCCATTCAAACTTGCTTCATCTTATGCAGGTTCTCCAGATGCAACAGCAGTTGCTGAAGGAACACCAGGTAGAAAGATGTCAATCCAAATCTTAAAAGAAACTGTCGAAGCAAAGACAAGACGTTTAAGTGCTAGATGGACATTCGAAGCCGCACAAGATGCAGAAGCAATGCACGGCGTTGACGTCGAAGCAGAAATTATGCAGGCATTAGCTCAAGAAATCGTAGTTGAAATCGACCAAGAAATTATCGGTTCTTTACGTTCATTAGCAGGAACAGGATCTAATAACTTAGACTTCGGTTCTTTAAGTGGTCAAAGCGTTTATGTCGGTGACAGACACGCGGCACTTGCTATTGAAATCAACAGAAGTGCTAACAGAATCGCGGCTAGAACAAGACGTGGTGCTGGTAACTATGTTGTTGTATCACCTGAAGCATTAACAATTCTTCAAAGTGCATCAACTTCAACATTTGCACGTACAACTGAAGGTTCTTTCGAAGCACCTACAAACACTAAGTTTGTTGGTACATTGAATGGAACAATCAAAGTATTTGTTGACAACTACGCCGCAGACGGTTCAGACATTTTGGTTGGTTACAAAGGTTCATCTGAGACAGATGCTCCTGCGTTCTACTGCCCATACGTTCCGTTAATGAGCACAGGTCCAGTTATGGATCCTGCTACATTCGAGCCAGTTGTATCATTTATGACACGTTACGGTTACAAAGAACTTACAAACACTGCAAGTTCATTGGGTAACGCGGCAGACTACGTGGATCACATTTCGTTGCAAAACGTAGCATTCCAATAAGATTTAATCTTATCAGAAGAGAAGAGCCCAGTTTTTACTGGGCTTTTTTTTGATTTCTCAAAACAAGTTTAATTGATAAATAGTTACAATAGACATAAAACCTGTTGGAATTATAAATGGCAAAACGAACTTACATTAATGCAGACGAAGAACTTATTATTCAAGGTAAGTTAATCCTCGAAGGTAATATTGAACAAAGACAATTTGTTCATAACGTAGAATTTACACAGCAAGATTTTGCAGGAGATATTCTTGTTGTTAATAGCGATGGTGCAGATTCAACTGGTAATGCTACTACAGCAAGTATTCGTTTACAAAGCGGTAACGCATACGGTTCTTTTTCTTTCACAGAAAGTGCAAACATTATTGCCGCTGATGCAAACATTAGTGCGCCTTACTTTATTGGTGCAATTAGTTCTGCAGACGGATTAACATCAGCAGTTAATATTGCTATCACAACAGATGCAACAGGTACAGGAAGTTTTCAAAATGGTGGCGACACAGCAACCATACCAGTAACACTAGCAACAGTAAATACAGATACTGGTACTTGGGGTAGCGAAAGTACTGTTCCTACATTTACTGTTAATGGCAAAGGTTTAATTACTTCAGCCTCACAAAATTTAGCAAACATATCTTCTTCACAAATATACAACTTAGAATCAACAGTTGAAGGATTCTTCAGTGCTGTTGACAACGGTGGAGATGGTTCATTCAGTTATTCAAGCGGTGTGTATACATATACAGGCCCAAGTTCCGCAGAAGTACAAGCACACTTTACTGCAGGAACAAATACAACTTACAATGCTGGTACATTTGATATTACAGATTCTACAATTAGAAGCAAGGTAAGTGCAACAGATTCAGGCGGTGACGGTTCATTTACTTACAATAGTACCACAGGTGTATTCACATACACAGGTCCAAGTGCAAGTGAAGTAAGAGCACACCTAAGTGCTAGTAATGGTGTAGACTATAATAGTTCAACCGGTGCGTTCCAAGCAGTTGAAAGTGAAATACAACATGACAGTTTAGACGGTTTTGTTGCAGACGAACACGTTGCTCACAGTGGCGTAACACTAACAGCAGGAGCAGGTTTAACTGGCGGCGGCGATATAACTACAAGCAGAACATTTAATATTGGTGAAAGCACAGGTATTACTGTAAATGCTGACAGCATTCAAACTAACGATAGCGAAATTGTACATGATGATTTAAGTGGCTTTGTTGCAAACGAACACATAGATCACAGTGGTGTTACATTAACTGCTGGTGCTGGTTTAACAGGTGGTGGTGACATTACCACAAACAGAACATTTAATATTGGTGAAGGCACAGGTATCACTGTAAGTGCTAATGAAATAGCAACAAATGACAGCGAAATTAATCATGACAACTTATCTGGTTATGTAGCACTAGAGCATGTTAATCACAGTAGTGTAACACTTACTGCTGGAGATGGTTTATCAGGTGGTGGTACAATTCAGTCTAGCAGAAGTTTTGATGTAGATTCTACAGTGGTTAGAACTAACACAGCCGGCACTCAATCAATTTCAAAAGACACAACGTTTACAGGCACAGTAGATTTAACTGGTGCAACTATCACTGGTGGAATCACAATTGATGGTGACCTCACAGTTGAGGGTGTGTTTAATACAGAAAATGTTGTTGATACTTATGTTCAAGATACACAAATTACATTGAACTCAAATAACTCTGTTACTGACAATACAGTTAGTATTGTTGCAAACAGACCAGTAGGCGGCGACACTGCTATACGATGGTTTGAAAATGTTGACAGATGGCAGTTTACAAACAATGGTAGCACATACAATAATATGCTATTGTTCTCAGACTTTAGTGCTGTAGATTCCGGAGGCGACGGATCATTTAGTTATTCAAATGGTGTATACACTTATACTGGACCAAGCTCTGCAGAAGTACAAGCACATTTTAGTGCAGGTACTAACACAACTTATAGTGCTGGTACATTTGATATTACTGATACAACAATTAGAGGTAAAGTAAGTGTAACTGATGCAGGTGGGGACGGAAGTCTTGCTTACAACAGTGGTACAGGTATTATCACATACACTGGCCCAAGTTTAGCAGAAGTACAAAGCAGGATAGATAATTCAGCCGCAAATGTTCAAGCACACTTTAGTGCAGGAACAAATACAACATATTCAGCAGGTGTGTTTGATATTACAAACACCACTATTAGAAGCAAGTTTTCAGTTACTGACAATGGTGGCGACGGAAGCCTATCATACAGCAACGGTGTATTTACATATACTGGTCCTAGCCAAACAGAAGTGTTAGCACACATCAGTGGTGGCACAGGTATTGCAGTAAATGGTTCAGGTGTTATTAGTACAACTGATAGCGAAATTGTTCATGACAATCTAAGTGGATTTGTAACTAACGAACACATAGATCACTCAGGCGTAACACTAACAGCCGGCACTGGTCTAACTGGTGGTGGTGACATTACCACAAACAGAACTTTCAACGTTATTGGTGGTGACGGTATAACTGCAAATGCCAATGATATTGAAGTTGATAGCACAGTGGTTAGAACAAGCGGAACACAAACCATTGCTGGTACTAAAACATTTAGTGATACTATTTTATTACCTAACAGTGCAACTAACACTGATAGAGCAATTTATACAGATAATGCTAACAGCAAAGCATACATTTACCTAGACGGTAATGCTATTGAAATTACTCCTGCTGTAGACGCAGGTGATGTAGAATCAGTAGGCTCCGGCGATGCAGAAATTTATGCAGGATTTAGAGCAAGTGGTAATACATCAATCCATGGCATCAAAAGTATTAGCGATAGCACATATTCTACAGTATCAGAAAGTGCAAATGTAATTACAGTAGATGCAGACATCAGTGCAATACGTGGTGCTTTTAGTGCCGTTGATAATGCAGGTGATGGTACATTCAGTTACAACAGTTCAACTGGTGTGTTCAGTTACTCAGGTGTGTCACAAAGTCAAATCAGAGGCGAATTTAGTGCAAGTGGTGCCGAATTAAGTTACGACAACAGCACTGGTGTGTTTACTAGCACAGCAGACAATTATAGCAACTGGACATTACAAACAGATTCAGGTGGCGGCTCAGCAGAAAATGTTAGCAGTCAAGAAAAAGTCACAATACAAGGTGGCACAAATATTAGTGTAACAAACAGTGGCAACGTTATTACTATTGCTAACGATAATGCGGCAGACATTACAGCAGTTACAGCCGGTAACGGTTTAACAGGAGGCGGTAATTCTGGATCAGTGTCTTTAGCACTCAGTGATAGTCATGTTAGAGGTTTATTAAGTGCAAGTGGTGATATTTCATACAACAGCACAACAGGTGTAATTTCATTTAGTCAAGCATCTGCACCAGTAACAAGTGTATTTGGCAGAACAGGTGCAATTACATTACAAACTTCAGATGTAACAGGCGTTATAGATACAGGTGACTTAACAGAAAATACAAATTTATTCTTCACAGATGCAAGAGCAAGAAGTGCAATTTCAGTAAGCGGTGATTTAAGTTA